GCATGTCTATTTTTCGGCGCAAATGGAATACTCCAAGGACGACGCAACCGGCGTATGCAAATGGGGTCCATCTATGCCAGGCGCCAAGCTGGGCCCTAAGCTTCCTTACCTCTTTGATGAGGTGTTCCGAATGGGAACGGCAAAGACTCCGCAAGGAGTGGCTTACACGTTCCTGCAGACTCAAGTTGACTTTCAATATGAGGCTAAGGATCGGTCCGGCTCCCTGGCCTCTGTAGAGACTCCGGACTTGTCAGCAGTCATCAGCAAGATACTAGGAGCGTAAGACCATGGCACAACTGAACTTCGACGCGCGACAGATTCCCCCTCAGGCAGCCTTTGAGCCAGTTCCGTCAGGATGGCAGCACATGGCGATCAAGGACTCCGAACTCAAGCCAACCAAGGACAACACCGGCGTTATGCTCGTGCTCACACTGGTCGTGCTGGACGGTCCGTTTGCCGGACGTCAGATGTTCGACCGTCTCAACCTGCAGAACCCCAGCCCGCAAGCGGCGGAGATTGGGCAGCGCAGACTTTCTGCCTACTGCCACGCTACCGGAGTGATGCAAGTTGCGGATTCTGGCCAGCTGCACGGTATTCCGATGAACGTCAAGCTAGGCGTGCGCATCGATGCTACCGGCCAATATGAGCCGACAAACGAAGTCAAGGCAGTCAAGCACATTACGGAGCCGACCGACGGATCTGCGCACGCTCAGACGTCTGCGCCGCAGACTCCTGCCGTCGCAACTCCGCAGGCTCCTGCCGGTGCGACGCCTCCGTGGTCTCAGCAAGCCAAGTTCGTGCAGGCATCCGCGCCGGCTGCTGCTCTTGCTCCTGCACAGACGCCTCCGTGGGCCCAACAGGCGCAGGCTCAACCTCAGCCGCAGCCCATGCTGCAGCAGCCTGCACAGTCGCCTCCCTGGGCACAGCCTGCTCAAACTGTTCAGACTGCTCAGGCGCAGAATACCCAGCAGCCGACGCAGCCCGCGGGAAGCTTCCCGCCTGCCGCAGCTCCGCCCATGGGTGCTACGCCTCCTTGGGCGCAACCACCTGTAGCTCAGCCGATGCAGCCCGTGCAGGCAGCACCGGCACAGACGCCTCCTTGGGCTCAACCGCAGCAGCCTCCCGTGGCTCAGCAATTCGTGCAGCAGCAGCAGCAGCCGCAGCAATTCACGCAGACTCCGCCTTGGGCGCAGCCTCAGCGCTAGTCAGTAACCAGTAGCAGCACGGCGCCATGTCCTGCAGAGATTTGGCGCCGTGTTTCGGGATGTGGTGGAACGGTAGACACGCCTCAAGCTGCTCTAATTGAGCCGGCAGCCCGAGGAGCCTTAGGCGGTGTGGGGACAACGCCAAAGGTGTGCAGGTTCGACTCCTGCCATCCCGACTCACTGTTTTGGAGGATTGCGAATGGACTTCTTTACGTACACGGGTAAGGCGATAGACCTTGAGAACCTGCAGCCCGCTGATATCTGCATTGAGGACATCGCAGCCGCACTAAGCCGGCAGTGCCGCTTTGCTGGCCACACCACTTGGCACTACTCAGTTGCGCAGCATAGCCTGATAGTGGCCGACTTGCTGCCGAGGGCGGATGCCCTGCAAGGCCTCATGCATGATGCGACGGAGGCTTATCTAGTCGACCTTCCGACGCCGGTTAAAAAACTGTTGCCTAGGTACACAGTGCTTGAGGCAAATCTGTGGCGAGTGATCGCCGATGTGTTCGGACTCAAGCAAGAGATGCCGATCACAGTCAAGCATGCGGATCATTATGCGCTAAGGTACGAGATCGCGCAGTTCTTCCCTCAGGCGTTCAACCAACACGCTGCAACGCTGATGCCGGACAACAGAGCAGGCTGGCACCCTCTCTTGCGTGAGATGACTCCGCGTGAGGCTGAGGGCAGGTTCATCGGTGCATACTACTCGCTCAGAAACGCCAACGCATAGAACAAGGAGCGCTAGACCCATGGGAAGACTCAACGAACTTGCACGCACCTCTTACGAAAACGCGCGCAATCACGGCTTCTACGATCCTCCGCCTTCGTTTGCGTCGCGCATCAGCCTGATACACTCAGAGCTGTCTGAGGCTCTTGAGGACTGGCGCGGCTCCCGTATGGCGCTCACCAAGAATGAGAAAGGCAAGCCGGAAGGATTCCCTACGGAGCTGGCAGACACCGTGATCCGCATCGCCGACCTATGCGGATTCATGGAGATCAACCTTGACGACTGTTATCGCACGGCTGTCAATGATCCGATCTTGGACCTACTCTCCGAGCGTGCCACTGACGATCTGATCGCTGAGGCGCATCTACGCGTCTCGCGTGCGTTTGTGTCGCGCGCAAACACTCGGGCCGTGTCCTCCAACCTAGCTGAGGTTGTGGTGATTTGCGGACTCATGGCGGCGCGAGAGGGTGCTGACCTACAGGCTGCAATCGTGGCAAAGGCTGAGTACAATCTCAGCCGACCGTACAGGCACGGACACAAACGAGCGTGACCTGATGCCGTTGCCCTGCATCGCCTATGGAACGTTAGCCGCTATCTGGTCCGCCATCGATGCGGACGGAGGTGCGCAGTATCGAGGCATACTGCGTGAGACAATGCCTCAGGCTGAGGATGCCTACCGCGGCAAGGATGAGGGTCAACGGGCACACCTCGGTGCGTCCGTCTTGGGCAACAGCTGCGATAGGTTCCTGTGGTATTCGTTCCATTGGGCGATGCAGGAGGAGCTGCCCCCTAGACTTGTGTTGTTGCTCAACCGAGGGCACATAGAGGAGGCCCGGATAGTCGCGCTCTTGCGGACGATTGGTTGCGAGGTGTGGCAGCACAGCGTCGACGGTAACCAGTTCCGTGTGAGTGATCATGCAGGGCATGCAGGCGGCAGCCTTGACGGTGTTCTGCGAGGGATACCGGAGGCGCCATTGCTACCGATCCTCGGTGAGTTCAAGACGCATAACCTGAGGTGGTTCACTATCCTTGCAGGCAAGCTTCAGGAGTGGGAGGCACACCTCAAGGACCCAACCCGCAACCCATTCACGGGCAAGGGTGTGCGAGCTACGAAAGAGGAGCACTATGCACAGATGCAAGCCTACATGGGTGCGATGCGGATTGAGGCTGCTCTGTACATCGCCGTCTGCAAGGACAACGACGCGATCTATGCTGAGCTTGTTCCGTTCGATGAGCTGACCTACAACCGCAACCGTGAACGCGGCATGTACGCGATTGCGTCCGATTCCCTAGCACCGAGGATAAGCAACAGCCCTGCATGGCATGACTGCAAGTTCTGCAAGGCTAGGCGCGTGTGCCATGAGAGGCAGTTGCCCCTCAAGAACTGCCGAACGTGCGAGAGTGGAAGCCCTGGACTGTCGGGGCTGTGGCTCTGCAGCGGTAGCTTTGCCGTAGACAAGGCAATGCAGGCCAAGGGCTGCAGCGCCTACCGGCTGCACAGGGCATTCCGGTGATAGTCCCTCGCGATTACCAGACCTTTTCGGCTGACTCCCTGTTCTCCTACTTCGCCGCAGGAGGCACCGGAAATCCGATAGTAGCCCTGCCGACGGGTACAGGCAAATCAGTGGTGATTGCAGACTTTATCCGCAGGTCGCTGCTCTACTATCCAGGCACACGGATACTAGCCCTGACTCACGTGCAGGAACTCATCGAGCAGAACTGCACAAAGCTACTGGACATGTGGCCAACAGCACCACTAGGCGTCTACTCGGCAGGGCTTGGCCGTCGTGACGTAGGATACCCGGTCACGTTCGGCGGCATCGCTTCCGTAGTCAAGTCGTTGTCCACACTCGGGCGCATTGACTTGGTGTTAGTAGATGAGGCGCACCTGGTATCGCCGAAAGACGGCACCATGTATCAGGAGCTAGTTGAACACCTCAAGGCGCTCAATCCGTATGTGCGTGTTATTGGGTTCACCGCAACACCGTATCGATTGGGGCAAGGCAGCCTCACCGAGGTTGGCGGGTTGTTCACTGATTTCTGTGTAGACATGACAACCTTTGAGGCGTTCAACTGGTTTCTTGATCAAGGCTACATGGTCCCCTTGGTGCCGAGGGCAACCAAGACTGAGCTAGACGTATCAGGGGTGAAGATACAGCAAGGTGAGTTCTCCTTGGGGCAGCTGCAGGCGTCGGTTGACAAGGCTGAGATCACGTTAGCTGCACTGAAGGAAACGATCGCCTTGGCTCAGGATAGACAGCACTGGCTAGTGTTTGCGTCAGGCGTTGAGCACGCTGAGCACGTGTCAGAGATGCTCCTGCAGCTTGGTGTGAGTGCTACTTGTGTGCACTCTAAGCTAACCTCCGGACGCAAGGAACGGCTAGACGGTTTCCTAAGCGGCCAGTATCGAGCTATGGTCAACAACGGCGTACTCACCACTGGATTTGACTTCCCAGCTTTGGATCTGATCGTCGTACTCCGTCCTACGCAATCGCCTGGTCTCTGGGTGCAAATGCTAGGACGTGGCACGCGTCCTGCGTACGCTCGCGGGTATGACCTGAGCACGGTTAACGGCAGGATTGATGCCATCAACGCCAGCCTTAAGCGAAACTGCCTTGTGCTTGACTTCGCCGCGAACACACGCCGGCTTAGTCCGGTGAACGATCCATGCATCCCGAAAGTACGCGGCAAGGGCACCGGAGAGGCACCAGTCAAGGTGTGCGAAGCCTGCTCTACTTACTGCCACGCTAGCGCACGCGTGTGCGCATGCTGTGGTGCCGCCTTCCAAATCAAAGTCAAGATACGGGCGCAGGCTGGGAACGATGAACTTATCCGACGCAATGACGTGCCTGAGATCGTAGACTTCAACGTTGACCACGTCACCTATGCTGAACACCGGAAGCCTGGCAGCCCTTCATCACTCAAGGTGTCCTATCATTGCGGACTGCGCGTGTTCAAAGAGTGGATTTGTATCGAGCACAGCGGGCTGCCGGCCAAGCGTGCGCGCGATTGGTGGCGGGAACACTCCGGCGTGCTCAAGCCTCCTGCAACCGTGGCTGAGGCAGGCACGCGCCTAGCTGAGCTGCACGCGCCGAAACGGATCAAGGTCTGGATCAACCGTCAATACCCGGAGGTTCGCGGCTATGAGTTTGCCTAGCAATCCCAAGAGGACAACCACAGCGCACGAGCAAGAGACGCGCATGCGCTCGCAGGAACTGATCATCAGGCTTTCTCACTGGTGTATATGTATCAACTGCGATTACTGGCTCAAGGCTGAGGAACTGTGCGATCGGTACAAGGTTCGCCCTCCGGCTAACGTTATCGTGACTGGGTGCAATACATGGATTGACGAAGTACCCTTTTAGTTACG